CTTTTCTTCACACCCGTGCAGAAATAGATTTGCAAATTTTAACGTATATTTGTAAATATGAAAGGGAGGCCACGCAAACCTGTCGAATTGAAGAAGTTAGAGGGCACTTACCAACCTTGCCGCAACCTCGAGCAGCCGATGATTGTCGAGCTGAGTGTTGGAGTTCCACAACCACCCGCTCACCTAAATGAATTGGGCTTTGAGTATTGGGATATAACTTGCAAGGAGTTGAAAAATAATAACCTACTGGCTGGCGCAGATCTCGGTCTGGTTGCCGGGTACTGCAACGAGTTGGGTTTGTATAAAAAAGCCTGCGAGATAAACAATAAAGAGGGCGAGGTTGTTGTTAACAGATTTGGCGAGCGTGTTGTTTCGCCGTGGTATGATGTGCGCAGCAAAGCATTGAAGCAAGCCACGCAGATGGGGCAGTTGTTTGGAATCACACCAAGCGCCCGGGCAAGGATTGAAACGGGCAACGTGAAGCCAGCGAGTAAATTAGAATTATTAAGAAAACCTAAAACCGCATAACATGAAAAAGACAGTTAACAAAGCAACGCACAAAGCCGCATTCGAAACGGCGCACGTTGAATACCAGGGGCGCGAGTACAGGATTGAAGAGCGAGGCCACCAATTTGTGATCACCATGGACCAGGGCAGCGGATTCCGTGAGTGTGGCAAGTTTGGTTTATGGGATGAGGCGTTTGTGTATCGCAACTTGAAACTAGCTGAAGAGGCGAAGGCCATTTTTGAAAGCCAGTGCAAAAAGTTGAAAAGTATATAAGCGACGTCCAATCTGGCGCGGTGCCAGTTTGTGAACACGTGCGCAATGCCGTCGATAGATACGTGGCAGATCGTGCAGCGGGTTGGGGATTCTCTGATACCTACGCTTTGCATGCCATTGAATTTATTGAGCAGTTGGAGCATAGCACGGGCGAATATGCGGGCAAGCCGTTTGAGTTGGAAGCTTGGCAGGCTTTTATTATTTGGAATCTGTTTGGGTTTCTAAACGAGGACGGTAGCCGTAGATTTACGCGGGCCTATGTTGAAGTGCCTCGCAAAAATGGTAAATCGACATTCAGCAGCGCGATTATGCTTTACGGGCTTATTGCGGATGATGAATCGGCGGCGCAGGTTTACAGCGCGGCCACAAAGTTAGATCAGGCCATGATGGTTTTCGGCGAGTCGGTTAGGGTTTGCCAGAATCTGCCCTGGTTGAATGAAGCGCTCACCGTTAACAATTCTGTAAACAATCGGCGCATATTATACGGTCAATCGATATACAAACCGCTCGAGTGGAACCCAGGCAAGCAGGACGGACTCAATGCGCACTTTTGTTGCATTGATGAATATCATGCCCATCCAAATGATGAGCTCTACAACGTAATCCGAAACTCAATGGGGGCAAGGCGCCAGCCGTTGCTGTTTACCATTACTACGGCGGGCTTTAATCGTGAGGCGCCTTGTTATAAGCACCGGCAGTATTGCGCAGGCGTGTTAAGTGGTAACATAAAAGACGATGCTTTGTTTTCGGTGATCTATACATTGGATGAGGGCGATGATTGGACGGACCCGGCAGTATGGGCCAAGGCAAACCCAAACTGGGGTATTTCAGTAAACCCGCGCCAACTTGAGCAAGGATTGACCGAGGCCAAGGAGTTCGTGCACAAGGAAGTTGAATTTAAAACCAAACTGCTGAACGTGTGGACCGATACGGCAATGACTTGGATAAGTGATAGTGATTGGAAGGCTTGCGACGGCGCGGATGATCTTGAAGGCGCTTTTTGTTATGGCGGTTTGGATTTGGCAAGCACTGGGGACTTTTGCGCATTTAGTTTGTACTTCCCAGAATTTCACGCGATTCGCTCATGGTATTGGTTGCCTGTTGAAACGGCATATAAAAGAAAGGACGCAGCAGGGCAATCTATTAGGCAATGGGCGAGTGATGGGCATATTGAGTTAACGGACGGCAATGTAACTGATTACTCATTTATTAAGGCGCGGGTTATCCAGTTGGCCCAGCAGTACGACATAAAAGATATTGCATTTGACCGCTTCAACTCTAGCCAGTTAGTTATTGAGCTGCAAAATGAAGGCTTGCAAATGTTTCCTTTTGGCCAGGGCTTTGTATCAATGTCGGCACCTACCAAAGAACTGGAGCGGTTGACAAAGGATAAACAATTAAGGCACGCGGGCAATCCTGTTACTCGTTGGATGATGGGCAATATAATGCTACGCACAGATCCTGCGGGTAATATCAAAATAGACAAAGCCAAGTCGGGCGATAAAGTCGATGGGCCTGTAAGCATTGTGATGGCATTGGGCACTTGCATGCAGGATGCCGCCAAAGAAAAAGAATCAGATTTTTGGTTTGTAAGCTTATGAAATTTTTGGATGACTATATGCAGGAATATTACAACAACCTACCGAAATATCGGACATATGAGGACGCCTACAATGCAACCGAGGAAAAGTATTTCGGCAAGTTTGGCGTGCGTCGGTATAAAAATTACGATGTATTCAGGGCAGCATTGAGCAGGTGGTTGGCCCAGGGGCGTAATAAGTAATTTGTTAACGTGAGTAATTTAGGGCAGTTGTAATTTGCGGGCGATGAATCTAAAATTCTGGCAGCCAAAAAGAGCGGAGAAGCGCAGTAGCTTATCGCAGCCAACTGATTGGCTAGTGAATACTTTACAAAATGTTTTCGGATATCAAACAAAAAGCGGTCAGGCGGTTAATGATCGCACGGCGCTGTCTATTGCGTCGGTGCATGCGTGCGTTAGAGTTATTGCAGACGGTATTGCGGGGTTATCTTTAAAACTATATAAAGATGATGGCACCAATCGCGAGCAGGTTGTAATCCATTACGCTACGGCATTGGTAAACGAGCCAAATCCCTATCAGACCAAATACGATTTTACCAAATACATGGTGAGCCACTTGGCGCTCAAGGGCAACGCATACGCTTTTATCAATCGCGACAGCAGATATTTGGGTATTGAGTTGCACCCGATTGCACCTGATTACGTGCAGCCAATCATGCAAGATGGCCAATTGTTTTACAAAGTGAATCGCAAGGGCTTCCCCGGCATGATCCCAGCGGCGGACATGTTGCACTTTAAAGGGCTTTGCGGTGATGATCCGTTGGTGGGTTTGTCTCCGATTGTGGTGCACGCCGAAACCTTGGGTATTGATTTGGCGGCAATTAGCCAGAGCGCGGGCGTCTACAAAAATGGAGTATTGAAATTTTTGTTAACATCGGATGCGCAGATTAAACCCGAGCAGGCAGTGCCATTGAAGAAATCGCTCGACGATGTAATTGATGGGGCAAGCCGTAGCACTGTGTTGCCTAATGGCATCAAGATGGAAAAATTGAGCCTTAGCCCTGAGGAGGCGCAGTATTTGGAAACCCGCAAATTTTCGGCCGAGGAAATCGCCCGTATCTTTGGGGTGCCCGCTTCCATGATTGGCGCAAAGGATGGCATCAAGTCCAGCGTCGAGCAGGAGTATCAAGATTTTTACGCACGCACGTTGGCATCCTATGCGATTAACATCGAGCAGGAAATGGCCCGAAAGCTGTTAACAGAAAATGATAAGTTGACTTATTACTTTAAATTTAACTTTAATTCGCTGTTGAGAGCCTCCGCCAATGAGCGCGCTGACTATTACAATAAAGGCATTCGCGGCGGTTGGCTTTCACGCAATGAGGCCCGCATGTTTGAAGATGCAAACGGATTTAATGGAGGCGATGAGTATTTGATCGAATCTAATTTAATGCCGTCCAGCAAAATCGATGAATACATGGATGCAAAGATTGCACAACTAATGAGCACCGCCGACAAGAACAACAACCCAGAGGGAACTAATAACACAGAAGTAATCTAATGAAACAAGAAAGGCGCACATTTACGGGCACCGTCCACACCAGGTCAGAAGGCGAAGGCATGCCAAAAGAAATTGGCGGCATTGCTGCTGTCATTAATTCCGCTACGGATCTCGGATATTTTGAGGAGGTTATTTTGCCGGGGGCGTTTGACAATGCTCTGTCTAAAGATTACGACATTCGTTGTTTGTTCAATCACGAAGCCGAGTTGATTTTGGGACGCACCAAGGCAAACACCTGCAAAGTGTTTGTAAATGGCGACGGCAATCTTGAATACACGTGGATTCCCGATTATGAGAATCCAACACATATGAGCGTTGTGCGTTCTATTATGCGCGGCGATATTACACAGAGCTCATTTGCGTTCACCATCAAAGAACAAATGTGGAGCGAGTCAGAAAAGTACGGATCTATGGGCAAGCGCACAATCAAAGTAATTGAGGATTTGTATGATGTTAGCCCTGTAACTTATCCCGCTTACGCTGACACTGAAGCCGACGCCCGTAGCATTGTTGCTATGCGTGATCAGGAGCAAGAAATCGAAGAGGCCAAAAGAAGCCAAGCCTCTGCCGATGTTATTAAATTGGCTTTATTGAGATACCAAAACCTTTAAACAAAAAACAAAATCATGAATAAAATTAAAGCATTGAAAGAAGAGCGTGGACGTTTGCTCGGCGAATTGTCTACCTTGCAAACCACAATCGAAAAAGAAGCCAGATCTATGGCTGATTCAGAAACCAATCGCTTAAGCGAAATCGAGGCTCGTTTGGGCGCGATCAAAGCTGAGGTTGAAACCTTGGAAAAATTGCAAAACTTGGCTGCACAAGCTGCCGGTCATTCTGCAAGCCGTGGTGAAGAAAAAGAAAAAGAAAACATGGCTAAAGATTACAGCTTTAAGCGTGCAATCAATTTGGCTACCACTGGACGCCGCGAAGGTGTTGAAGGTGAATTTTCTCAAATCGGTGCTGAAGAGTTCCAGCGTTCTGGTGTAAGCGTAAGCGCTCACTCTGTAAAAATCCCTTCTGAAGTTTTCAAACGTGATATGACTGCTACAGGCGGTTCTTCTGGATCTGAAGGTGGTGTAAACGTTCAAACTTCTGTTGGTTCAATTATCGATGTGTTGTTACCTCGCACCGTATTGCGCGGTTTGGGTGTTCAGCAGTTGAGCGGATTGGTTGGTAACTTGGATATGCCAACAGCTTCAACTGTACCTTCTGCAGGTTGGAATACTGAAAACGGTTCAGCTTCTGAAAAGAGCCCCGCATTCAGCAAAATCACTTTCAGCCCTAAGCGTTTGGCCGCTTACATTCAGGTATCAAACCAGTTGATGTTGCAATCTAGCAACTCAATCGACGCTTACGTGCGTAACTGGTTGTTGAATGCCATGGCTCAATCTTTGGAAACTGCTGCTATCAAAGGTGGTGGATCTAACGAGCCTACTGGTATCATTGCCAATAGCAACGTAAACGTAACTTTCGCAGGTGGTGCATCTTCTAACAGCACAAACGCTAACGGTATCGCTCCAGTATGGGCCGACGTTGTGAATTTGATGAAGGCTGTTGAAAACGCAAACGGCGAAGGTGTTGCTTACTTAACTAACCCTAAAGTAAAAGCCGCTTTGCAAACTATCCCACGCCAAGCTTCTGGTGTAGAAGGTAACTTCATTTGGGCTAGCGGTGGCGCCGAGTTGAACGGTTACAATGTAGCCACTTCTACTTTGGTTCCTAGCAACTTGACCAAAGGAACTAGCAGCACATTGTCTGCCATGATTTTCGGTGACTTCTCCAAGCTCGCTTTGGCTTCATGGGGTGGTGGCATGGAATTGGTGGTAGATCCTTTCAGCGGAGCTACTGCTGGTTTGACCAACGTTATCCTTAACTCTTACATGGATGTAAACTTGTTGCAGCCTACTGCCTTCGCAGTTTGTAAGGACATCGTAGCCTAATGAATTGACCGCTTGGGGTCATTAAAGTACCAAGTGCCGGGGGTGATCTTGACTGCATCGCCCCTGGGCCAATATGAAAGTGAGATTTACAGCAAACCCTACAGGGCAATTTAATTTAAGTTACAACGTAGGCGAGGAAGTAATAATGGAAACCAAGCAGGCCATGCTCTTAATTGAGGCGGGCGTTGCTGAAGAGATTGCAGTATTGACACCAGCCAAGCCTAGCAAAAAGGCAAAGCCAGTAAACCCTGAAACCGAACTAGACGCCGAATAAAATGTTTGTCAGCCGTAGATATACCGCCTTCGCAAATGCCGCCACTGATTACCTCAGTTTGGCAGATGCAAAAACCCATTTAAGGGTTACAAGTTCCTCAGATGATACTTACATTTCGGGGCTTATCTCTATGGCAATTGATGCCTGCAGTAATTATTTGGGCTACTCGATTCGCAAAGGGACGGCAAAGTATGGCTTCGACTCATTTACGGGCCAGCCTGCGCTCGTGAATCCCGTGAATGGACTCAATATACCTTCAGGAAATTATCTGCGCTTAAACACGCGCTGTTTGGCTATTAACTCCGTGAGCTATGTGAACGACTCGCAGGCAGTTGTTGCTTTTGATTCTGCCGATTGGTTGGCTTCACCTGATCCGATGGGCGGATATTCTCGAAATATCTTTTTTGAAAATACACCTTCCTCAATAACGGATGATGTTATTAAGTACATCGTTGAAATCTCTGAGGGTTTTAATCCTGTCGGCACTTCTTCTGTAGACCCCGACACCATCCTGCCCGCCACGATTAAACACGCAGCGTTGTTGTTGGTTGCTCAGTACTACGATAACAGGCAGGCCATCATTGCGGGGAGTATTAACAGCGAAATGAATTTCGGCTTTCACTACCTACTCGATCCGTACAAAATCCAAATCATGATCTAATGAATGCGGGGTTAATGGATGTTTTGGTAAGCCTGCAAAGTTATACCGAAACAATAGATAGCAACACAGGCGAAAAGCTACAAACGTGGACGGAATATGCAACCGCATGGGCGCAGCGTCTTGAGCAGGAAAGTGGTGCCGAGAATGTAAACGCAGACAGGCGCGAGCATAAGCAAATTGTAATGTATACAATTCGTTTCAATTCAGCCGTAGGCGTTAAGCACAGGGTGGTTGATGACAACGGAGCGCACAACATTGTTAACATTGCCAACCTTCAACGCAATCTATATTTGAAACTACAAACTGAATTAACGCAATAATGGAGAAAATCGACGGACTCGCTGAAACCTTGGAAGCCTTAAAGGCTATTGGAGTCAGTGTGAAAAGTCGTAAACTCCAGCAAGTTTTAAAGAAAAGCGCTTCCCCAATTATCGCAACGGCCAAATCTTTGGTGCCAGTTGATACAGGCGATTTGCGGGACTCAATCGGTTTCATCAATAGCAAGGATAATCAGAACTACGATAAGGCATTGATTGGCTTGCGCAAGGAGTACCACAATAACTATTTGGGCGTGATGTATGAATACGGGACGGTTGAGCGAATCCAATCGAGCACAGGCCGCTATACAGGCGCCATCGCCCCCGTGCGTTTTATGCAAAGGGCCGTCGATTCAAACGCCACAAGCGTAGAGGAAAACATAATAAAAGGCGTTGATCAAATCATTGCCGATTTAGCAAAGAAAAATAATCTAATATACAAATAACCATGGCAATCTCTGGACCAGTAAACGGCACGCTGATAAGCATCTATAAAGATGTTAGCGGAACCTTGACCAAAATCGCAAACGCGACATCTCATTCAATCGACATTTCTAAAGATATGATCGACGTTACTAACAAAGACAGCGCAGGCGCTAAAGAATTTATCGCTGGCGAATATGGCTACACTTTGAACGTTGAAGGTATTTTTGAAGAAGATGCATCTGTGAGCACAAGCGGTTTGTCTTTTAAAGATCTTTTGACCGATTTGTTAGCGGGTACTTCTGTTACAATTGTAATGACTACCAACAGCAGCGGAGATCAAAAATTAACAGGCGGCGCTTTCTTCAGCAGCTTGAGTTTGAGCGCACCTAACAATGACAAAGCAACCTTCACAGGAACTTTGCAAGGTACTGGCGCCTTGACCATTGGCACCGTATCGCCTTAATACTTTTTGTCTTATCTTTGTGGCATGAGCCACATTATCATTGGGGGTGTTCAGCACCCCCTTTTGTTTAACATGAACAGCCTGCGCAACGTTATGCAGTTGGCTGGGATGGAAAATTTCGCAGATCTAAACCTGCAAAAAGACCTTGCCAAATCTATGGACTTTGCACTAAGTTGCGCGTTTTATGGGATTCTGGAAGGCTACGAAGCCGACGGCAAAAAAACGCCATACCCCACCATTCAAAAGTTGGGCGCATCGGTTAAAAGATTTACAGAGTTGAGCCCTGCATTGGATGGATTCACGCAGGCAGTTAGTGATTTTTTTAGTACTGACGAGCCAGAGGGAAAGTAAAAGCCAAGGGCGACGGCGCACCGCTAACTTGGCGCAAGATTGAGCGCATCAGTTACGGCGAATTGAATCTAACTGAGCGGGAGTTTTGGAAATGCTCGCCACGTTTTTGGCGTTTGAAATTGGAGGGCATGCGTGAGGCGCAGCAACAGCAGTACAGAAACCAATGGGAGATCACCCGCTGGGCAGTTGCTACAGGCATGGCGCCCCACTTAAAGAAACCAATTGAGCCGAAAAGGCTGTTAACATTTCCGTGGGAGGAGTCCGACTATATTAGCATTGAGGATGCGGTTAAACTATATTCGCATGTCTTTGATAAGTTAACCCCAGACGCCAAGGCATGAGCGCACCTATAAAAATAGTCTACAACATTTTAAGCAACAACTCAGCCCTCACGGCGTTGGTTTCTACGCGCTTAAATCCCATACGGATTCCGCAAGAGTCTGCATTCCCTGCAATCGCTTATAATTTAGTCAGCATTATTGCAAGCCCTACCAACACAAGCCACTCACGCACAGACTTTGCTCGGGTGCAAATCAGCAGCTTTGGCACCACGTTTGCAAGCGCTACGGCGGTCGCTTCTGCAGTGCGCACTGCATTGGAAGCGGTAACATTGCCCGGCACTTTCAACTCTGTAAAATGCCAAACTATCGAATTTGATGGCGAGGTGCAATTGGCAGAGGATGAGGCAGGATTTGCGGGAATTTATCACGTTGCTCAGGACTTTATAATTAACTATACAAGATAATGGCAAGGTCGTTAAATATAGTAATTGGCGCAAACATTGAAAAGCTCAGACAGGGCTTTAATGATGCGATATCAGTAATAAAAAAGTCAGGCGGTGAAATGTCTGCCGATGTGGCAAAGAGCGCAAAGAGCATTGAGGAAAAGCTAGCCGCAATTGCAACAAAAAACCCAACTATGGCAACTGTCAGGCAGTTGACTCAGTTGGCAATGGAAGCGCGGGCATTAGGTCCAGAGTTTGCGGCTTCTGCAGATCAGTTTATTCGTGAAGCGGGTAGCATTAAAGATAGCATAGGCGATGCACGTGCAGAGGTTGCATATTTCGCAAGTGATACGCGACGCCTCGATGCGGTATTGGGTGCAGTTGGCGCTATAGCCGGGGCTTTTGGGGCCGTTGAGGGCGCACTTGCATTGGCAGGAGTTGAGAATGAAGATCTACAGAAAACAATGGTAAAGCTTCAGGGCGCCATTGCTTTGGTGAATGGAGTGCAAGCCATACAAAAAGTGTTGCTAGATGAGAATGCAACCAAAACGGGAGTGCTCGCCCTAGCAAACAGAGTATACACGAGCGCAACCGCAGGCGCCACAGGTGCTACATTGGCATTTAGAACGGCCTTAATGTCTATAGGTATTGGTGTTGTTATTGCAGGAATTGGCGCATTGATTGCCAACTTTGATAAATTAAAGAACGCAATTTTTCCCGCTGATGCCGCGTTAAAAAGTTTAAACAATACTCTTGACAAGACCATAGCAAAAAATGAAAATGATATTAAAATCCTAGAAGCCAAGGGCGACAAGCTGGGGTCTTTTGCTAAGCAAGAGCAAAACTTAAATATAACTTTACAAAAGGCTCGCGCCAATTTTGGCAAAAACAATAAAGAGAATTGGGGAAAAATAATTGACGATACTAAAACAGCTCTTTTAGTTTTAAAAATTGAGCGCGACAATTACAATACAGAAGAGGCGGTCAAACAAGCCGAGCACGCAGCAGATGTTTTAAAACAGCAGCAAGATGCTTATAACAAACGCCTTGCAAAACAGCGTAAGTTTAACGAAGAGCAGGCCAAAATAGAAAGGGAAGGGCAAGAGCGAGTAAGCAGTTATTACTCTATTGACAGACAAGGCATAGACAAAGCAACGCCAAAACTAAACCCTAAGCCAATTAGCGGGCCTATTCAGTCTACTAGCAAAGCCATGACGGAAGCCGAGCGAGAGATTCGAGCATCTGAACTAAGGCAGGCTTTAGACGCTGAGGATTATCAGGAGAGAATGACGAAATCAATGGAGGGCGTTAACCAGGCGTTTAATAATTTGACGGCTGACGGGCTCGAAGCGTTTGGGGTATTGTTGGGCGATATTATGACGGGCCAAATTGGAAGCTTTCAAGATTTTGGCAAGAAATTACTGGGAGCGGTTGCGGCATTCATGAAATCATTTGGGCAAGCATTGATTGCAACGGCCACAGCGTCGAAGGCTTTTAAAGAGTTGCTAATTAAAAACCCTGTGCTTGCAGCTGCTGCGGGTGTTGCATTGATTGCGGGCTCTGCGGTGATCACTAACATGCTGAACAAAGGCCCACAGGCTACAGCATTCGCCGAGGGTGGAATTGTGAGCGGTCCGACATTGGGATTGGTGGGGGAATATCCAGGGGCAAGTAGTAACCCTGAAGTGATTGCGCCACTTGACAAATTGAAGGGGATGCTAAACACAAACGAGCAAAGCGGATTTGTTGCTAGCACCACAATACAGGGGCGCGATTTGGCGATAGTATTAGAACGATATAACAAAGATTCAAGAAGAGGATAATGGCAAGGAAATACTATGGTTCGTTTTATTCTGTTACGGGCAAACTGCACCGCGTTGAAATTTGGGATGCGCCGAGCGGTTCGGGATCAGGTGGCACAGAGTTAAAACTTGCGGGCGATGGCTACGAAATACAACGCGATGGTGAAGGAGATACATTCTATCAAAATGCTATCAGACCTTCACGCAGTACAAGTTATTGGGTGATGCCATCCAATACAGTACTGGGCGAGTTCAAAGCAATTGCCACAACATCAGAACAATTTTGGGCTGTGCTTATCTATCAAGATAATTCTTTGGTGCACGTCGGCCGAGTTCTTGCGGATCAAATGA